CTTTGCCTACTAACAGCCCGTTCCATTCACGTCGCATATCTCTGTACTTATATCTCTGGCCTGATCTATCCGAGATAGCGTAAGAGTTTTTGCCTGAAGCAAATTTTGACATCACCCCATCCTAAAATATTCAAGACTAGGAGTGATCGTAAACGATGCACGGTCTCTGTCCTCGGCTTGAGCCCTATCGAACTCTTCCTCGTAAACGGCTTTGAGAAGCTGTACTCGATCAGGAGCTCGTTTCATACTTAGGTAGTAAGCAAGCCCAGCTGCCAAACAAGGATAAAACCGGAAAGGAACATCCACTGTATTGACCGCCGCATCCGCATCTTCGATACGAGTCAGGCAGTCAAATTTGAGCACGTCTGTAGAATTTTCCGGTGCAGGCCAAACTTTTATTTTTGGTGTGATTTGCCTATCAATAAAAAATTGAGTAGGACGTCCTGTAGTCGTTTTTGAGGGGATGTTGAGATAAGTGTCACGGCTAATCCGATCCATAGAAAAATCGACAGAACTGCGTGTGACAACCATTGAAAGCACGTCAATAACATCTGTTCCAAGATCGTAATCGACGTCATTTGCCGTGACAGTCTGGGTGCGTTGGGCCACAGTCCACTGATTAAGACCGCGGTTTGCCCAATCAGCAAAAAGCAAATTTAGTGATCTGCGAGCGGTTCGAAGATCATAACCAGTGCGAACCTCAATTCCACATCGCTCAAAAGCCTCCTCAACATAATCGGCGACGTTAAGTTCGAAATCAGTGGACCCCGAGGTTGTCATTTGTCATCACCCGCATACAAGTTATCAAAAATCTGATTGATATCTAATGTATAGTCTAAATCAGATTTTGAATAGTGAATGTGTTGGGACGGCAGAAAATCAGGCGCACCCTCGCCCGTTTCAAACCAAGCAGGGTGTGTGACCCGCACGCGATTATTTGGGAGAGCTACGATATTGCCTGTCCAATCCCCAGCATCCAACAGTTCTAAGACATGACTTTGTTTGTGCTGCGCAGGATCATCTGCTATTTCGCTTTCAGTGTAGTCCACTGTGAACAAATACTTAGCCGGGTAAAAATTTCCGTCTATTTTTGCTAACCAAGGACACGGTTGAGCTCTTGCCATGCTGTAGACAGCATGAGTATGAGACATACAATCCCAAGGTTGCGCAGCATGAACGGGCATAGGATCCGGCCACCTTTCAAGCGGTGTGTCGCCAACTAAGGCTGTTATAGGCATCCTGGCCCACATTGCCCCACCGTGGACATTCGGTTCCTCAGTGTCATCTACCTCACAGCCCGTAAAAAGAAGCTGGAAAGATAAACAACGATTGGGCAACGTAGTCACAGCGATTGCCATCGCATGTAAAAAGTCGCCGTGATGACGCTCGTGATTACAAGTGTATTCACGACGGACCCAACATTTGAAATGCGGGATATTGCTTTGCAGGTAAGGCATGCCTTACCTTTTTACACGGCCCCCGCGCTTCATCTTTTTTGCGACGCCGCCACGAGCCATGCCCTTTTTCTTCATTGCCGCACCACCATTACGCATTTTCATGGCTTTTTTAGCCGCACCACCGCGTGCCATGCCCTTTTTCTTCATTGCCATGCCGCCATTTTTCATCTTCATCGGCGGTTTTTTTGCGGCACCGCCGCGCTTCATTTTTTTGGCAGCACCCCCGCGTGCATAACCTTTCTTTTTCATAGCCATGATTCACCTCATGCTTGGGTTACGGACCCTTTGGTCCTTTTTCTGCGATTTGACATTACTGCCCCGCAGCCTTTTGCGACAGCTGTACCTTTGATACGTTTGCCACGGAATGGTCTTTTCACTGGCCCACCGTTCGCAGCTGTCATAACTTTTGCTGCCCTGGTGTTTGACACTACAGTCTTTCCTTTCTTACCCGCCTTTTTCTTTTTGCGAGCTGTCGAAGCTCGTTGACTTTGTGTCAAGCTCTGTGCTTTTGCTCTTGGCAAGCAACGATCAGGATTTTTTTTATCTTTTGACGTGCCGCACTTACCCTTAATTTTGCCGTCACGTCCTATGCGAACCCAATCTTGATCAAGCCATTTTTGAAGCTCGCCCATAATTACCTCTTTTTACGGGGTGATTTTACGAGAGAAGACAAAGTTTTTGCTTGTTTCGCATGTGCTCTAGATGCTTTGCGAAGCTTGCCAGCGACTTTTTTAATTTTTGCTTTCTGAGGTGCCCTCATATCTACCGCCCACGTCTTTTGCCGCCTTTTGATTTTTTGGCATAATTTGGATCTTTGCAGTACTTCGACGCCGCAAGATTTGCGTATGCGCTTGGGTAAGTGTCAAAAGTGCGTTTCGCCCACGCTTTGCCTTCTGGGCAAATTTTCGAACCCTTACTTTTCTTGCTGGCTCTGCCACCATTTTTCATATAAGTGACCCCAGGCTTACGAGGTTTTGCGCCCGCGCGAACCCTTGACGTCACCTTTGGAAAGTCTGATCTCATCATATCAGTTGCTCCAATCCAGCGGCTAACACAATCAAAACCATAATACCCCACATCCGAGTGTCCAGAGATTTGAGTTTGTCTTGGATATCAGAATACCTTTGACTGCAATCGGCTTCGTGTTTTTCCAACAGCTTCAAAACTTCTTCTGCTTTCATCTTAACACTTCCACCTTCTACGAGCTTGACGCAGTCTTGAATTGGGGTTTTTTGCTGCCTTTGGAAATTTCTTCATTTGCCCCGCAGAACGTGCACAAAAAGACTTACGGCGCTTTGCATCCTTTGAGCCTTTTTTGACTTTCCCCGTGACAGCTGTTTTTAGTTTCGATCCAGGGTTTGCTCTACGATAAGCAGCCACCCCAGCTTTAGTCATTCCCGCCCCAGCCTTTGTAGGGCGGAAATTCTTTTTGTTGCGCGGCGGCATTTTTGCCTTACGCCTAGCCACATTTCACCTAATTGAAAAAGAACGTCACTGCTGTGATGTTGGTCAGAGTCCCTACAAAAATGTCGGTTACCCTTATACCTTCAGCAGGAATGTTCACAGAGTGCGTGTCTGAAGCATTAAAATCCAAATCAAGGACAGTAGCGCCGCCAGAGCCATCTGTAATGGTGAGTCGTGGAGTTCCAGATGCAGTTTTCAACTGTATCTGTCTAATGCGAGCGGGACCGACACCGAGTGAACCCGTGCCAGTTATCCGCTTCGTCCTGACGTCAGAGCCCGCCATAGCTTACCCCTCTTTCTTTTTTGCAGCCTTTTTCACGGTCTTTTTGACAGGCTTTTTGCCACCGTTAAGCTTACCCATGATAAGCCTCTTACGATACAGCAGCAGAGAAAGGAGTGGCTTCGGAGCCGGTTGCTGCACCACGAGCAACGACAGAGAATACATTCGAGGCTACGTCCTGAATTTCAATCGTGCCCCCAAGAATCCCACCAGTGGTCGTTCCATTGAGCGTGATCGTATCGCTTGTTGCAGCAGTCTCAAAGATAGACGCAGTATCGCCACCGTCATTTGCGACAATCGCTACACCCGCCATCGTATCGTCGCCGTTAGCAACCTGAATGACGTAGTTGTTTGATGTAATCGTGGTTGATACGAAAAACCTGTAAATATTGCCCGTCCCGCTTGCCGCAGGGAGGGTGACAGTCGCGCCGCTAGCCACGCCTAAAACCATTGTGCGGCCAGCGTTGGCGGCAGAGGTCAGCGTTACGTCAGCAGCTACAGTTACGAGAGAATCCGATCCCGAAATGAAACCGGCAGTAGAGGTCACGGGACCCGAAAAAGTGGTGGAAGCCATATTAGTACCCCTTGCACAAGGTTTCGCTTTGTAGTCCGTGCAATGTCAGGTGGGCATGATCCTGTCTACAAAGCTGATGTGAAGCCCAGAAACACTGTATAACAAAAAAGAAAGGGCGGCAATAGTGCCGCCCTTTCGCTACGTCGTCTCACAACAAGATGATTATGCGCCGGGTGTACCGAAAACGCAACGCCAATCTGAAACACCAAAGCTGTAACGCTCGCGGCTTTTGAAGCGAGTGTTGCCAGTGTCAAAATCACCCTCAAGAGCGGTTTTGATTGGTGAGCGATTGAAATACTTGAAGCCATTCGGAGCGTCCGTCTTGATGAAGAAGGCATCCGTATCGGTAAGGAAGTGATTAACCACCGCACCGTCCGGAAGCATACCCATATTACGGATCGCGTTGGCGTCGTTATCGGCGGTTCCAACACGAAGATTGGAGTTCATTACCCGCTCCGCAATGAATTGCAGTTCTTTCGGGATAATCAACTTCATACCACGAATAGCGACTTTCAGGCCACGCTCGTCAGTAATGCCAGCAATATCAATCAGCATCTGCTCCAAGGAAGTCTCATTGAGATCCGCAGCAGTTGACAGAAGGTTACGCTGGTTACCAGTCAGAGACGGGTGAGAAGACGAGCAAAGTGCTGCGCCATCACCAATCGGGCTACTGGTGCTGAAAGCGTTGTTCAGAACAGCAGCAGCTTTGATCTGCTTGGTCTGAGCCATCGAGCGAGCAAGAGCCTTTGTATAACGCGCCGCGAGGCGGTCATACAAATTATCTTCTATAGCTTCTTCCGTAATTGAAAACGCAAGAGCAATGGTCTCGTGTGTATAACGAGCCGTGAAAGTCTCTTGTGCATCATCGAAGCTAATAGTTCCGCCCTCGGATTTGACCGGAGCCGTTCCAAAGCCACCGAGCATCACCTCTTCTTCAAAGGCACGATCCGAAGCTTCTTCGTCGTAAATTTCAGCATGCTCGTTTTCGTAACGATCATACTCAAGGCCAAAAAGAGCATTCAAGCCAGGCTCAAGCTCTTTCGCCAGTTGTGCGCGAGAAATAGCCATTTACAAGCCCTCCTTAAATACCGGTGTTTGCAGCGGTGCCTACGGCGGCTGCAAAACCACTGTTAAAATGGCCCAGGAGTCGGACAATGTATTGGTGACCGACCGCAGAATAATCCACGTTCGCGTCATCCTCATAGAGACCAACAATACGAACATCCAACGTTGCCGTTGTTGCCGCGGTGCTGATATCCAACATGTCGCTCGATTGACCGGTGTTAGTGCTGCCACTATTCACAGACGCCATGCTGGCGTTTGCGAAAACGTCTGCTAGGGCAGTTGCACGATCTGTATTCGTGCCGTCAGCAACAACCACAAAAAGCTGCATGGGGTTGTCATATACAAACGCCTTGATCGGGAAGTTCGTATCAACACTGACGTTATTAGAGCCAGGCCAGTAATTGTTGAACACTGTTTTCTTAGTGTTTGAATCAACATACTCACAGCCGTTGAAAACGCCAAGCGGGGCGACCGCTTGATCCGTAATGTCAATGACTCCGGCCGCTGTGGGAATTACAATACCGCCTTTGTAAATGGCATTAGTATTGTTGCTGGCAATCTCATACTGGGTCAGGCCCATGTTATTAGATTCACCACCCGTAATCCCAACCGGACGAAGACCAAAGCCACCAGTTAGTGCATTTGCCATCTTCTATTCTCCTTCGACACTATTTGTTAGTGCCTCCAAAGGTTACACGGGATTGACGTTCAGGTTTCGTGATCGTCATCGTTGAATGAGCGTTCTCTCTCATCATGTCGTGATCGACGGCGTCCATCTGGTCCTTGGATCTCCCTTGGAAATACTCGGTCCTTTCAGCCACTGTCTCTAACGGAATGCGAGCAAGAACAAGTCCACCGACTCCAAACACACCCTCAAATTTACCTGAATCTATTGTCGGGGCCTCAAAATCGGGATATTCATCTCTACGGACGAGCTCGTAACCTTCTCTAAGCTTGGCACTGACGTTTTTTCGATCATCAAAGCCGCGAGTCTCAACCCGTATCCAACGATGTTTATACCCATCGGGCGCAGGCGGTGCATCTAGCATGGACGGAGGAGCCCAAGGCTTACGCCTTGCTTGCTTCTCCCTAGTCTTAGTTGCGCGAGAGGAACGATCAGTGCCTTTTACAGCGGTTACTTCGTTTGTATCGGACATTGTCTACCTCTTAACGTATTTGGCGTATTCCTCAAGCGGGACTCCAAGCTTTTTGGCAATGGCGACCTCTCTTTCAGTCAAACGCACTTTTTTCGATCCAGATTTTTTGGCGGTTCTTGAAGCGGAAGCGACGTTCTGAATCGGTTTACGCTCTTCTTCCACACCGGGGTCTTCGAATTTATGCGGAAATTCTCTCCGCATAGCTTCATCCAAAGCAGTATAGTAATCCTCAGTTTTCGGGTCTAGCCTTTTCTTTTCGACAAGCTCTTTATGTATCCCAAAAGCTGCATAAGTCATGGCTTGGTCTTTTCCAAACCACTCGTTTTCATCTGCCCACCGCTCTGCACGAGGGTCACGGGGCCTCGGGGCGGGCGGAGCCTGTGAGGGCTCTGGAGCGGCCGTAGACGAGGCATTCGCAGGTTCTGGGGCTGTCGGAGCCTGTTTGGACACAGTCAGCTGTGCAATGCGCTCCTGCGCCGCTACAGCCTGTTCTGAGTCGCCAATCGAAAGAGCCTGACGCATTTGATTTTTTGCGTCTTCGAGCTGAGTATCGACATTTTCCCGAAACTGCGTTTGTGCGAATTGATCTAAGTCATTCAAACGAGCTTGAAGCGACTCAGCCTCGGCTTGTCGTGCTTGCGCATAACGAATGGCCTCTTCTTCACGGCGTTCAGCCTCACGCATTTTTTTGGTGAGCTGATCAATACGTCGCTTAGTGTCGGAAACTTTTGATTTGTGTTCCTCGTCGGAAGGTTGTTCCGGCTCGGGCTCCGGTTCTGCCACAGTTTCCGCGGCAGATTCTTCAGGAGTTTCTATTTCAACTTCAACCGCCTCAACACGATCTTCAGCCTCAAAAAGTTCGTCCTGTTTTTCTTTCACTTGTGTGGACATTTTTACCTCAAATATGGATTAGGTCATCAGGGTCTAGGACAGTGCCAAGTATCTCGTCGTCATTCAAAAGACGGACCTCACCGCCTTCAATTTTCAAACGAGACCCAGCATAGCGAGCAAACAAAACCCAATCGCCTGATTTACACCAAGCGCCGCTGGGAAATTTTGTGCGATCTTCGTAAGCAAGCTCTCCTACTTTGACGACATACCCCACTTGGGTGGCGATGTCGTATTCTTCTTGGGTTTTTCCCGGAATGATTATGCCTCCCTCAGTTTTTCCTTTGCCCTTGTAGGGCAAAACTAAAATACGCCACCCCGTGGGAGTTGGCATACGGTCCTTGAGGGATTTATCCAAAAGAGAGGGATCGAGGACTCTGTCCTCTGAAGACACATAAAGTGCCTCCGTGATAGGCGTCGCAGCCTCAGTCATCTAATAGCTCCTGTTTATCTAGCAGGCTCTTGAGTTCCTGTTCAATGAAGTCCAAGGAGTCCAGGTTTCCCATCAATTCTCTGTACATTTCCATATCAGAGACACCCTTGAACTGTAGCGTTTGGCATATTTGTTCTCGGCGAGATTCAATCTTTTCAAGAACAAACATGGAAATTCTTATAGCATCGATGATCTCACCTCTTCATGTTTCGGAATTTGTCCAAACCGCGGATTCCTAGTGCCGCGCTGCATGTTAAAAACAGCAGATATGTATACCACTCCGGCAGCTCATTGAGCCGATCAAATCCATTTTTTACGACATCCTCCATGCCCGGAATGAAAACCAACACAACGGGTATCAGAATAATAACGGTAACAATTTCATCTTTGATGGAGGTCTGAGTGGACTGCGCCATGATCAACTCCCACTTCGAATCGTGGGTGGCAGCAGTTTTCATTATTTCAGCTTTTGCTTCAGCCTCAGTCTGAGCAAGGGTAGCTTTTGCTTTTTGTTCAGTGACCTTCTTTTCGAGGAATGTACCTGCAAGATTGGCTAAAGGGCCTATCAACGCTTGCAACATCGGTCTCTCCTATTTGCGGCTCATCCATGCGCTGACGCCCATGTATGCTCCGACGATGCCCGCACCGGTAATATAGAACAGATCGGATACATCGCTCAAGAGCTCAATCCGTTTATCTGGAACAAAGGGCATAAATAACATAACCGTAAACACGGCCATACCGATAAGCGTATAAGTTGCCATACGCCGCTGAGCTAACAATTTGCGAAGCTCAGCCTCCTCGTGTTTCATCTCTTTTGCGTGAGCCAGCTCTTCGTCGGTGATTGTGCCATCACCGTCTAAATCATACTCAGAGTACTTCGTGTCACGCTGGAAAGATTTTTTTGCAGTCATTTGCAACCCATGTATGAGCCGCCTTTTTTAGCCGCCCCCATCCCACGAGCCGTCATGGGAACCATGCCCTCTGGCACTTTAACCTCTTTGATGCCCTCGCTTTTGGTGGCTTTTGGGGCCTTGCCGGGCGTGTTTGTTACAATTTTGACGACACTCATCACTGTGTTCCTTTCATTTGCTCTCTTCTAAGAGAAGCGTCAATCCTAGCTTGTGTTTGGCGCTCTTGGCTTGCTATGCGCTCGTTAAACTGCCTTGCCTTCTCCTGCTGAGCGCCTTGCTGGAGTTGCAGTTTCTGACGATCTATTTCTGCATCGTTCTGTTCTGCTTGAGCTCGTATCTGGAGCTCTTGCTCTTTGAGAGCGACAACAGGATCAGCACCTTGCTGACCACCAGAAATAGACCTGCTAAGTTGTTGAACTTCCTGCATAAGCTGCCCCACCATCTGGGCAGTCAGGGCCTCAAACTGCATTTTTTGTTCAGGGGTGCCTTCACCATCAAATTGTAATTGCTGCGCTGCCATCTCGCGAGCTTGGATTTGAACATGAGACATGATGTGTTTCTGTACTGCCATAGCGACATCCGCCATAGCGCCGACCATTGGTGACGCGCCAAAAACTAGATGAGCGAGTATATGCGCCTGATGATCTTGTCCAGGAAAGGCAACCATTGGTGATTTTTCTAAAGCATCAATGTTCTCTTGTGCCGGATCTTTCGGCTCTGGTTTTTTCTCACTTTGTGCTTTCAACACTTTATCAATGTCACGAACACCCAGCGCTTCGTACATGTCTCGGTACACTTCATACATGTTGTGAAGCTCGGGTGCCTGCACAGCAAGCTGCATTTTGGTTTGTGCCAATGCAATTCGTTGCGCTTGACTGAACACATTTGGGTTTGAAACAGGAATAACGTCAATTCTGTCATCAAAATCTTTGGCAAAAATCTCAGAAGAGGTGCCTTCGATCTCATACGGGTAGCTTGGAGGCAGGCTTTCTGCCATGACCCTAGACAAAATTTTAAATTCTTGGCGCATCGCATAGTGCAAGCGCTTGTGAACAGCGCTCATCACACGAGAGCCCTGTTCCAACATGGCAATAGTTGTGCCCACAGCAGCCTGCTGGTTGCCGTCACCAACCTTCAAATCAGTAATTGTTGCAAACCTTCGACCGGCCTCAACAACAAATCCCATCAATTGGAACAAAGTGTTGTCTGGGCCCTTGAACGGCAGCGGCATTAGGCTGTCACGAATAGCCCCTCCGGGGGCATCGACATCGCGAAACTCCCCAGGCTGAAGCGGATCCTCATCATCCCGGATACGCAATCCGCGGGCTTTGAACCCCGCTGGGAGGTTGGATAACGTACCGGCATCGATTAGCTGCCTCAGTGCCGCTGTGGCGGTCCGTGACAGCCCGCCAATGGTGTGTATAAGCCCAAGACCGTAAAAACCGAAGCCAGGCAAGAACTTATAGTGCACAAAATACTGTATTTTTTTCTTTTGCTCATCATCGTCGCGATAATTACGACGAATCGACAGTATTTGACCGTTATCCTGTGAAATAGTCACGACATACGGTATTTTGATACCGGTTGCCTCACCATCTTCGCCCGTATCCTCAAAACCCTCAATATCTAGGTCAACATGACACTCTAAAAGGGTACAATCATAATCAATTGTCGAGGGTTCGATACCTTTCAGCTGATCCAACTCATTCTGTAGAGCCCCGCCATCAGATGATTGCGCCGGAAGCACCGGAATATCGAGATAAAAGCCGTTGAGCTGCTTTTTTCGCAACTCATTTAGTGACATTTTTACAACATGAGTGACATTTGGACAACTTTCGAGGTCCGCAGCCTCGTAAGGCACCACAAGATTTTCTGCTGGGACAAATTTACTTACCGCGCGGCCTAATCCCTCGTCATAATACACTTTTTTGAAGGTGCTGCCCGCCAACGGCAGGTAAAACAGCAATTGATCCATATCAGGCGTGTAATCTTCCATCACATTCGTGATGTAAAAGTTCATAAATTCCTTCACGCGCGTCGCTTGGTCTTCTTTTTCCTTGGTCGCAGAGCCTACGATTGCCGTGCGCACTGGGCCGGAAGGTGGCAGCAACTCATTGAAAGCTTGCGCCTGAAACTGCACCGCAGCTTCCGCCAAAAGGGGATGGGTGACGCCTGTAGCCCCACGGAAAGGCTCTGATCTTTCCTCATAAGAGAATCCCAACAGCTCCAAACCGTTAGCATAAGCATCTTCCCACTCCTGTCGGCTTGATTTGTTTGCGTCAAACTCACTCAAAAGGTCGGAGGCAATCGAATCAAGCACTCGATCATCCAATCCCTCTGCCAGATTATCATAGAAATCCATAGATCCGCGGTCCGTGACCTCTGGACCGAACGAGATCATCGCCCCACCGTCTTCCTCAAGCTCGACCATAATGTCTTTTGACATTATTTCTGCGCCTGGAGATTCGATTTCTACCTCTGCGGCTAGTTCGTCCATCGCAATCTGCGACGGCACATTGTCTTCCATTAAGCTTACTGGAGGTCTAGCCATTCTTCGCCCTCTACGCGGATGCAAAGCATCTCACTGTTAAATTGCATCTCGTCATCTAGATCGATGACGGTGCTGTGAAAATAGCATTCTGCCATTGTATCACTGAAAGCCAAAGGCTCTACGCCAAAACTTACAGGACTGTGCGCGACAACCAAGACTAATATCCAACCGTGCATTCGTACACCTTAACGACCCGCACCTACGTCGATAAATGTGTCTTCTAGGGCAATGTCTTCACCTGTAACCGCGGCCCCACTCATTCCAGGCTCAATGATATCCTTTCGGAATCTGGACGTCAAAGAACGATGCTCGTCAAGTATTAAGTCAACTACTTCTAACTGATAGCCTTTTATTTGTTGAAGCAGCGGTTGTAGATCAGGATTTCTTATATTTGCGGTCGTAGCAGACGTGAATCTGCCACCCAATAAGCCATCCAACAGATCTCCATAAAATCTACGACTGTCTTTATCAAACACCTCAAAGCCAGGCGGATCAATTATTTGCCCGTTTTTGTAGTGAGGTCCAAGCGTTCCAAAATAAAAATAGTGATCCATCAACGGATACTTTTCCAACAACCCTGATTTTTCAATCCTGTCATTCACTTTGAACTTGGATTCTTCAGGAAGATAACGCCCTGCATAGTTTGTGAGCGCAGATACGTTTTGTACCTGACGGAACAAAGGCCCCTGTTCAGCGGCCTGCGGCAAAAACTGCAAGGTTGTGGGCACCGCAACAAGCGAATGTTCTAAATCAAACTCTGGTTTGCCGGACGGCCCTCCAAGACTTGTCAAATAAGGCTTGATTAAACCATCAAAACCCACTTCAGCACGCAATTTTGCTTCGCCCGCAGCGGCCTCTACCTCCAAAACAAGATTTTCAGTCGGCCCACCGGAACCAACAATTTTAGCTACTTCAAAATCGTTCCGCAAAGCGCCCGCTCGTTGCTCAAGTGCTATCGCAGCCTCATTGATGTCTTCAAACATCCGACGATTTTGTTCAGGCACATTGTCGTAAGCATAAAAACGTCTGATATCATACAGATACTCTTGGAAGGGCCCTTCACCGGAAGGTAGGTTCTCTAAAATAACCGCGTCTTCGCTCCTGAAATCTTTGACAGACCCCGGTCTTGGGAGAGCAGGAGAAGCGGGCCCGAAAATGCTTTTACCAAGGCTTTGAAAGTATGTTGGGCGTCTTTTTACCATGTCGGCCATGCGTTTATTTATGCCCGCATGTAAAAGCTCGTGCATATTTGTGAGCTCATCCTGGAAATTTATGCCCTCGTTGATTGACTCGTTTATAGCCTCACGATTTATGGTGATTTGATCATAGTAAGGAAAGTAACTGCCGTAATTGTTGTTGAAAATTTGTGCAGATTCCGGGCTCATAACCGCAGGCATGCTTGTGAAAATAGCGCGTTCTTCGGCCATCAGTTGCGGGATTAAGCTTGTAACTCCTAAAGCATTCAAAGCTTGGCGTTGTCGAACTGGGTCCATGTCAAAAGCCGAAGCCATCAGACCATAAGTTTCGTCGCCCTCAAGACCTCGCATGTCCACTTCATATTCCAGATTGCCCAACATAAACTGACGCGCAGCATCTAATAATGTTTGTTGGTCCGCGGTCAGCGGGTATGTATTCGTGGCCTCGTCAAACACAAGACTAGTTGTCGGGGGTCCTTTTATTGACGGTCTGTAACTTGTTGGCGGAACTGGATTGAAATCACCAACATAAACACCCGTTTGCGCTTCTATAGGGCTGGGTGTTCGACGTAAAGCGCTGTCAAAATCACCAGCTTCATTGTAAAAATACTGCACACTCTGCTGAGTAGGATCGTAAAAACCCATCGAGTGGCTATGAACCCCGCCACCGGCATGATAATTTTTCACAACTTTCGGAATCATCGACACGATACCGCCTTCAGCGTACAACTGTGCCCCGGCCGGGCGCATCCTGGCCTCGCGTGTTTTTACGATGTTCCGAGCATAATCCGCCGCCTGTTGACGAACTTCAGGGGCAAGCTGCGAAGAAGTAAGTGTTATGTCGCCCATAACAACTTTTGCCTTGGAGGTTCGCAACGCCTGCAAAGCTCCTTCCAACTCCGGATCTAATTTTATACGATCGGTCCCGGTAGCAGGGAATGCCTTGCCAGCAATCTCAATCGCGTCTTGTAAAAGCGTCTTGTTATTACGATAGATGGCATTGAAAGACTGCGCCTCGGGGAGCTTGTCCACCTCAGTGACATACCGCTTCTCAACCCTGCGAATACCATCGAGCATCAATACCCCAAGGTCTCGGGCTTCAGG